TTTTATGATTATGGAGAAAAAACTGTAAAATTCTGAGTCATTCCACAAAAATAGTTTATTTCGAGTATAATCGAAAAATCAAATTGTACAAAAGTACGAAAACAAATTGTGCATGAAAATAATCACGCACAATTTGTTTATCAATTTATACATTCAATTCAAACCTAACATTTTCACCATCGAGAAGCCGCTTAGTGGACTCAACATTATTCTCATATATGTGAACATTACCTATATTAAGCGTGATTGACTTTAATTGAAAGTCAATTTGTCTGGATATAAGATACAAGTGATAAATATCCGCCGGAAGCCCTAAATTAGCATCACAACTGCGCTGGTAAGCGCTAACAACTAACTTGTCATCATCTATCTGAAATTGAATAAGACTCAAGCAAGGAGACTGATTGCTTTCTACATCTGTTGAACCAAGAAACAAAACATAATTTTTACTGTTTCGTCTTTCTTTATTGATTTTAGCTATCAATGGAGGTAACTTTTCAAAATAAGTTGGATAACTATTTACTAATATAGGACCGCAATAATCCCACCAGTTTACACCTATTTCACGATACTTTTCTGTCAATCTTTCACCGGACATAAACAGCTGAAGCTCACTTCTCAATTTATTACGAGCAATAGAATGACCTTCGAATATATCCAACAAATCATCTGCCTTCAATTGCAATTGTTCATTCAGCAAATAACGTATATTTCCTTTCTTATTTGTCTGAATTTTTCCATTATTCAGTACCTTATCTAATATTTTGTGATACTTATTCATATTTTTTTCCAAAGCATTATATCAGTATATCCCGCATTATAATTCATTCGTGAATTGATATCCACCCGTTGAGCACCAGCAAATGAATCATCACCGCCCAGATTCATTGCTATCCATTCGGTAAGCTCCAATATACTGCTTTTGTTAGACGTGAAATAGAAGTAATTAGTTCCTTTCAATACCGACAATACATCCAGATAATTAGCCAACTTCCAATAATTTCCGTATGTTGAACAATCCGTTGATAAATAGGGTGGATCAATAAGAAATACAACACCCGGTATATGCTTCCAACGATCGTATAACTCTCTGTAATCCATGCGAACAATGTCCACATCGTCCAGATAGTCGTCCGCCAATTCATAATCATTCTTTCGTACACAGTTATACATCGTTTGCTTTTCCATCTCTTCATAAGTAGTTGCATAATTCATGCTGAATAACAAACTTGAACTGATAGTGATATAATCTACATAACCGGTTATTTTTTCTTCAGCTTTAATGGCCTTCAGGATGGCCGCTTTAGCATCTTTACTCACCACCTTATCAACAGGAGCATCGCTCAGAATGACGCGAAAGTCTGCCAATAGTGCATTTGTACGTTTTATATTGGCTACTCGCTTGCTGTATCCATCAAAATCATTATACACTACTTTGGCGTCCGGGTATGTTTCCTTAACCCACCGACTTAGCAAACCGCTACCACCAAACAAATCTACAAATACCGAAGCCTTTTCAAAACATTTTAAAGCCTCTTTAAAGGAGGTTTGAAACCTCCGCTTTTGCCCCTGAAATGGCAGGGGAGCCTGATTGAAATTTTTCATTTTACTTACTTGTTTTATAATTAATAATACCTATTTTTGTAGTCTCTGACAACTTAAAATGCGAATACACCGCACCAAGGATATTAAACCCTGGGTATGCGGTGTATTCGAATTTTATATGTTGGAGAGGTCAGAGGCTCCAATATGACCGGGGTTATTTTCAACCCCATAAAGTCTATTTAATTACTATTTGATTGGTTTTAAATGTAAACTTAAAAACCACTAAACCATCAGTGTTTTTTTCCTGAACTGCCGAGCCACATTCAAGCGATGTATAATCCCCAAAAATAGCACCCTGCAATAACTCATATACTTCCTTAGTTTGAACTGTATATGCAAGCGATCTTTCTTGTACAGTTTCAGGAGAAGAGGCATTAGTTCTGCTTCCAGTTGCATCCCATGCAAGGCGAAGAGTCAGTGTAGCATCTTCGCGCTGCACATCACCAGATTCTGTTATATCATTAGATACAGAAGACTCAGCTATTAATGAGCATGGAAATATCAACACTTTTCTTTTCTCAGCTCCTTCTAATTGCCCTGCATCAATATCAACCCACTTCATCCAACTTATTGCCTTTAATGGGTCTTTTATCAAACTATATAAACTCATAATCCTAGTTCCTTTCTTTTACTTTGAATATCTCGTTTAAACTTTGCTATAATTTTTTCTCTCAATTGCTTTGAATCACGTATGAACGGACGCGCCGGCATAATGAACGATGATTTACCAAACACTTTACCTAATCCACCTTCATTTTGAATTTTAGAATAAGGTTTATCAGACCTAACAGTCACTCGATCCGTTTTTTTTACATACGAAATAGAATTAGAAAGCTCATTAGTTTCACCTGTTAGTATTTTATCATTAGTGCGTGCCGGGGAAAAATTACTTTTAGCATTCCCCTTTTTTGCTTTTTTACCTGGTATAGCCGAATTAGATTTATAACTGAATCCATACCATTTGCTTTCTGGTTTTCGCCGCTCAACCTCTCTCCATGGCTCTAAGATTTCATCAGTAAATCCCTCATCAACAAATGAATTTTTATAATGTTTTACAGCTTCGGTACCCATAACATCAGGAGCATCTTCGCTAACATATTGCTGTTGAAACTTCAGAAACTCTTTAATCTTAGCATTTACCTCATTTATATCCATTAGAGTGCTTTTATTCCATTATTTTTCAGATAATACAGCGTATTGTCTATACGTTCTAATTTTCTTAGAAAGCTCGTATCTTCCTTTATTTCGCCTAAAATAGCCAATATACCAGAAATCATCGTTAGTCCGTTATTGCTATTTTTCAACAGTTCAGCAACATTTAATCGCATAGCATTGATAGCCCCAACCAGGGCGCTACCTGTATTTTCAGTCATGTTATTGACATCTCCTTTAATTCCCGTTGCAGTGCTGGTTGAACTTAAATCAAGTCCAGTTTGATCCTTAATAGTTCCGTACATTTGATTTATAAAATCAGTAGCCGCCGACACAGATGAATCAATGCCCGAATAAAAAGAGCTCATAGCCTGTGTAGCTGCATCGCCTTTCTGTTTATCGTTCAGACTACTGTTTTTATAAATGTCTGTAATTTGTTCGGACAACTTGTCAAATGACTGGGCAAAAAAGATATTATAGGCTATATCCGAAATCATTTTCTTCATTGCCTTCCCCACATAATCTCCAAAATCATCAACTGCCGATTTTGCATCATTCAGGTTATCCGTAATAGCAGTCATTAAATCACCACCGAGATCACCAAATATACTATTTAAATAACTCTGTAGATTATCTAAGGCTTCACTATAGGCATCAGTATAATCTAATGCTGACTGTAGCGCTTTTTTGCTCGCTTCGTCTAGTTTTTCGTTGTCAATAATTGATTTTGCCAACTCTTCATTAAGTTTTCCATTAGCATCAATCAGATAAGGATAAACTGATAATAGACCAGAATAATCTGCTTTCTCTCCTCCCCAGCCAAATAATCCAGTCTTATGAGAACCGGTTTGAACTGTTGACGTTGCCAAATCAGACATGGCACCACTACGGCCATTCAAAGCATCATTATACGCTTTAAGTTGCGCTGCATAAGCATTGGCTTGTGCCAATGCATTAGTGCCAAAAATACTCTTGGCAGCCTCTAATAATTTGTTCTGTTTCAGTAGCAAATCATTGTATTCTTTTTGAGTAGCTATTCTTGCTTTTTCAATAGCTGCCAATGCTTCTTTATGTGCCTTTTCGGCATTGAAAATTTGAGTGGCAGTAGACATTACAAACGCAACAGCACCTCCGACAACACCTCCCGCTTGGAATCCTTGCATAGTTGAATTAGCAATATTCATAACAGCACCGATAGATTTTGCGGCTGAACTGGCTGCATCACCCTCTTCGGTACTCATGGAGTTAAGTAAATCAATAGCTTGGTTTGCGAACAAACTAGCACTCGACATGACATTCTGTATTTTTTGCTCGTAGCCTTCTACAGATTTTGTAAGATTGTCAATATCATTAGCAGCATTAGCAGCGCCTACTATATCACCATTCTTCTTAGCCGTTTCAAAACGGGTTTTTGCAGCATTAAGCTCTTTATATTTTGCAATAAATCCGGACAATGTATCTGATACCTGAGAAGCCTGAGATTTATCCAGTGCTTCCAATATCTTATTGCCATCCTTTTTGCTCAATTTATTTTCAGCAATTTCGGCATTTACCCGGTCTTTTACCTGCTGAATCAATTTGTCATTCAGTTGCTTTCCAATGTTGATTTGTTCATTAGTGGCGATCTTATATAAATCAGTCTCCTCTATTAATTTTAGTGAGGTTTCTGATATTTTCTTGTCACGTTCATTTATTAGCATTTGAGCATACCTAGTTGCACCATTAGCTTGTGCCTCATTTATTTTTTCTTCATATTCTTTCTCTATTTTCACTCTCTCTTCAGCCATTCCGGCAACAAGTTTATTTTCTTCTTCATAATAATCATTCTGAAGTTTTGCTCTTTTTTTTCCATAAGCCGAAATAAGTTCGGTTATTTCATCTTCTAATTTTTTTGCTTGTTCCGGATCAATTTCTGAAAGTGTACTAATTGATTTAAATCCAGTATCATTCCGGTGTGATTTGTTGTATTCATCCACAATGTCCTTTGATTTTTGTCGAATCGCTGCAATTTCTTGTTCTTGTTCAATACTGATTTTATCGAGACGCGTTTGAAGATAATTATCTTGACTGGAAAGAAGTAAACCAGAGGTTTCTTTATCAACTTCTACCAATAACTTCTGGATCGCTTTAGCGGCATCGTAATATACTTTTTGATTGTTGGTTGAGTCCTTAGTCAAATTATCCTTTGTGAAGTCTTTAAAATCTACACCCTCCAAAAGTTTTTGTATTTCCTTGTTATTTATGTCAATCTGTTTTCCGGCCTTACGCTGTTGAGATATGTATTTTGCGAACCACAAATTGTCCCAATTATTATAAAAATCATTTAAAGCGTTTAGTTCCTTGAAATCACCCTCTTTTTGATTATTCGATCCAATAATAAATTGTTTCACCCCATTTACTCCAAAACCTTCTTTTGATATAAGTTTTGTCGTTAACTCGTTCATATCTACATTGTATTTTTGTGCCATCGAAACAAGCCTATTCAACATGTCCTCTTGTTGCTTTACCTGCTTAGATGAATATGGAGAAAGAGCTGTATCCGCTTCTTGTTTTTTTAATGTGGCCTGAGCCGATTTTTCAATAAGACTATTTGCTGCCTGAATTTTTATAGCTGCTTCAATTGCAGATTTTGAAAGCTCAGGGTAAGCCTTTTTTACCTGTTCAATGGTTTTTAAATGGGTATTAAATGTTTTATTAAAATCGTCTATAATCCCTTTTGCATTTTTTGAATTATTCCCATATTTTTCTATTTCAATACCTATTCTGGTGACATCCTGTATTTTACTTGATGCACTTCCAGTAAAGTCGGAAAATACCTTATTAAGTGATTTCTGACTTTCTGTTGTTTTATCTATTGCCTTTTTTCCGGTTAATATTTTTTCAACCCATGCGATAAAATCTTTACCATACATCGATAATAGCGTAATTCCAATCATCATAGCCGATTGCCATGAAAACAAACTACTAACTAGTTGCTTCCAAACTGGAACAGATGTTTGACCGGATGCCGATAAAGCTTTATTTTCTGCACTGGCTCTTTTTATTTGATCTGTCAAAATGGGAATATTGTTACTTATAGCCAAAAAGAAAGTATTCATGCCCATAGCCGCTGACGGAGCTTCACGAATAATTTGCTGCATAGAAAACCCCAAACTGTTATATCCCACAGCTGCTCTCCCCGCATTATTTGACATAGTTGAACTATCAACGACTACTGATCCGGCAGACCTTTTTTGTTTCTCCAATTGACGTACTTCAGCTGTGAGTTCTATTATTGATTGTTTTTCGTCAATAATATTTTTCTTGGTGAGTTCAATGTCTTGAAGTAATTCACTTTTTTGGGTTTTAGTGGCTGTTTTGTAGGCAATCCCAAGCCCAACCAAGTCCTTTTGGAGTTCTATCAATGCAGTTCTGTGCCTGCCAATATCATTAGTAAGTCCATTGACAGAAAGTGTAATTTCATCGAAAGTTTGTTCTACCTTTTTACCTTCGGTAACAGTATTACCGCCAATCATAAAGTCTATTTCTACAGGTTCCATGTTGTTAGCTTATTCGTCAAAACTATCTGACATTTTTACTTCTTTCTTCTTTTTTTTGCCTGGTAAGTCATTCAATTTCATTTGAAGGTTAAACCACGATTCACCCCAAAGAATATAATCATGACTCCATCCGGTTTCTTTTTGTATGGAAAAAATTAAACCAAAGAGGCTATGGGATCGATCTGCATCGCTCGTTGACTCCTCTTCATCTTCAGACCCATTTAGCTCTCGGAACAGTTCATCGGCTTCGTCAGAAGCATCACCGACAGCAATTTGGTAGTATTGGTAAAACTTTCCATTCTGGAGTATACCATTATCCACATGGTAAGCTCCTGTAATTGATCCCACGTACAACGCCTTCGTAATATACGCGCTAAGAATGGTGCAAATAACCGTATTTTTAATGGGGAGTTTAGCAGACATGCTGCAATTGATTTTGTTATCCCAATCGCATTATCCTGCATAGATTTCATCGAAATAGCTATAGGTTCAAAGCCCATTTCAGATATTAATGATTTCCTGAAATCATCTATTACGGTTATTTGTTCAAACGCATTCAAATCATTAAATGCCGAACAATATAACAGTGTCCCAATTCTCAATCTCTTTACCGAAATAAGCATTGTTTTTCGGCCGAATAATCTCCACAATAGTGGAGCCGGTATACGAAATGCAACTCCACGATCCAGCAAAGCCATCGCAGCTGACTGTTCTATATTTTTATCCATGTGTGTCGTTTTAAATAAAAAGTGCCGCCGCAGTTAGCCGGGCGGCACTTTATAGAATTTATAATAGGAATTCATCAACCCTGAATTTCAGGAGCAACACCATCTTTAGTAGGCGTTAATACGCGTGCTTTGATGATCACTTGAAGTATTCCAGTTTTAGTTACTTTCCATGTACGTTTAGCCTTGATAAAGCAACGAGGGTAAGTTACTTTCACACCGTTTTTGTCGGTGATTCTAACTGACAAATAAATAGCCGGTTTTGACCGTGGTGCATTCCACTTTGCAGTATCCCCGGTACCAGTTACTGTGCCACCTAATACTTTTACCAATGTTTCAGGGTCCATGTTGATAATACCCCAGGTAATTGTCTTTTTGGTAGGACCCGGTAGAATTTCAACGGGATCGTCGGATTCTTCAATTTCGTGCTCTGTATCGGTACCGTCATCTTCCTCAAAAGTGGCCGTATCTTTATAGGTACCACCGAGTGCTGCAAATGCAGCAGAAACATCACCGTCAACTGCAATTTCGCCTACTTCAATCGACGAAACGCCCATAATTCTTTTTTCTGACATAATGATTAGTTATTATTAAATTGGTTTTAAAAACTTTTTAATTATTGATATTACAGGAGTTTTTGTTAGAAGCTTATACAGCCCAAACAATCCACCACTAATTAGAACTATTAACCCTATCCACCATATAAAGTCATGTACCGGAACATTAACTATTTTGGGTTTACCTGGAACTTCAACTTTATAAGGAACTGGTATCGAATCATGAACTGTTGTTTTATCGTGTATAATTTTTCCGGGAATAGTCCCTTTATTCTCGATAGAATGGTGCAATAATCCAAGCGAATCTATTGAAGCATTTGAAATAGCCAAATCGGTCTCCAAATGCGATTTTTTTACAGCGATTACCGATTGTTTTTGCGGTAAGTATTTCAAAACAGTATCGCGTACTGTCTTTTCAACGATGCTATCGTGACGCTGTACAATAGGTACATATTTAATCGTTCTGCATCCAAACAGAAGAAATAATGAAAGGAGAATAATGCTACTCCCTCGCAATATCACTTGCTTCTTGTTTTTTTTGATCCAAATTGTCATGATTTATTTCTTTAATGATTTTCAAAATTTGATTCAACTGTTTTGACAACTTGGTTACATCAGCCTGAAGACTGGTAATTTGTTGCTGCATAAGTTTATTCATGCTGCTATATCGCAACTCCGATTCTTCAGCAAATTGTCGCCATTTATCTGCAATTTCAGAAACATTGCCTATTTCAGTTGTAGTAGCAGATGCAAGAGTCTGTTTTGCGCCTGCCGCAATCTGATCAGCACTAGCCTCTTCTTGTCGTTTTTTAGCCTTAAGCGTTACAAGAGAAAGAATAAGACCGCCTCCGAGTATCAGGTTTAGTACTACAGAAATAATATTACTCCAGTCCATTACTTCTTACTTTTTTTAGTCAAATAAGCATATTCAGGAATAGCATCAAAACAAGGACACACTTTAATCCATTCATTCGGCTCAATCTTTCCATCATGATCCAAATCAGGGGAGAAATCGCGGTGTCCGCAGATATTCACACCAGGGAACATTTTTACAAGTTCTTTCAGCAATGCAATAAGCGCTGCTTTTTGAAGCGGGTTACGAGTATCAGCGGTTTTCCCATGTGCATCAATACCACCCTCATAACAAATACCGATTGTATCATAATTATGACCTTCTACTTGTGCACCTGGAACTTCAATTGGGCGAAATGCCACACGTTGACCGGATTGACGAATATAGAAATGATAACCGGATGAATTGAATCCGCGGGCTAAATGATCACGCGTCAATCGTTCAGGAGTGTAATCCTGCGTTACAGGCGTGGCCGAGCAATGAACTACTATTGTATCTATTTTACGCATAATGATAATTTTAAAACCCGCCTACCGGATTACTCTTTCGGCGGGTTCAACAACACACGGATTATTTATACCTCAAAAACTAATTAGGAAGCAGCACGAGTAACTAATACCTGATAAGTGGCAGTTGAATTACCATCTGCACTGGTTACAGTAACGCTTATGATATTTTCACCTATTGCTAAATTCTTAGCCGCAGAAGCGGTGCCGCTCGTTAGTGTAGTAGAACCTAACTTCAAAATCTGACCAGTTTCGCCACGAGTGGCAGTTACGGTAGTAGATGTTACTCCTGTAGCTACAGCCAGCGTGTAAGTTTTAGTTGCAGGATCAAAGTCAGGAACAATAGAACCAGCGCTCAATACCAAATTATCCAAATCGGTAGAACCTGCGGCAATAGCAGCAGCACGACCATCGTATAATACGATATCTTCGCCAAATACTATATTGGTGTCTATTTTCATCAACATTTTAAAGAAGTACTTTTCGCCAGCATTTGTCAACTTGTCTATTTGAATTGCTTCTGCATCGTCAGCCATAGCCACACCTGCCCAGAAGTTGGAGTCAATACCAGAAGTGGCAATAGCAGCAACAATTACATCTTTGGGCCAGTCAGCAAGAGCAACGATTTGAATACCTTTGAATCGCTCAGGATTCATATTAGTATAGTCCTGTCCTTTCGATGGTTTATCTGTCAATTCGTATTCGTAGCTTTCAGCATCTTCCACACTCATGAACATTTTGAGATTTGGATTAGCCTTGATAGCCTTAGGTACAGCGGCACGTACAAGCTTCATTTTTGCAATCACATTGCTTTGAGTAATAGCTGCCAGAGTTGCAATTTCCACAACGTCAGAATCAGCCATAATACGCGTCAAAATACCATCGAAGTATTTTCCAGCATCAGTAGCATGATATTGCCCATTTATAAGTTCTCCGCCAAGCTCAAAATCTACAACCTTAGCTAATTCAGTCAATAAAGCCGATTGAATATTGGAAGGTAGTTGCTCAAATACCAGATTACCTGTTGACTGGAAAGGTCTCCATATATTTTCAAAAACGCGAGGGTTAAAGGTGGTAAATGCCATTATATCTTTAGGTTCAAGATATTTCTCATCGATAGTAAAATTACCACTTGAATCTGCCTCAACAGGCTGCTCTTTCCGGCGCTGTAGCATTTTACCGGCTTTAAGTCGCGGTATTGCAAACTTTTTAGTCACATTAGGCTGAACATGAATGTGTCCTCCTGCAACTATTTGATTACCGGTAGTAGCTTTGACAAGTAACTGCTCCAGAACTTCCCCAGCATAGGCCGAAGTAATGGTAACAGCCATAGCTAAAATACCCGATTTATGCTTATTCCGATAAGCATAAACAGAGCCGAAAAGGCTACATGTCATCAATGAAACTATCACAATATTTGTGACATAGGGAGGCGCACCTTGGGTGATTAATGAACCCAAAGCTATGTTAGCAAGCAACATCGCGAAAATAACAAGAATGAATTTTAAAGCTTTCATTTGATTTTTGATTTTGAATTGATATTTAATTAATATTTAATTGTCGTTTAAAAATGAAGTTACTTTTTCTTGTTAGCCTCTTCAATTTCCTTTTGTCGTTTATCCCAGGCACTTTCGCCTTCAGCAGGAACATGATCGGATAGATCAATCGATGATTTGTGTTTTGGCAAATCCTTTACAAGCAACATAGTTCCTTCAGGGTCTTTGTCGAACAAATTCAACATACGATCTTTTACGGGGGTCAGCTTATCGCCTTCGGGTTTTTCACTCAGTCGGCCATCTTTGAAAGCCTCGGTAAGTTCAGCATCAAAAGCCGTTTTTTTTGCTGTTTTATCGGCTAACTCAATGGCATCAATGCGTGACTGCAATTCCGTTTTTTCATTGGTTAGCGAATTCACTTTTAGCTTTTCAGCTTCCAGGTCTTCCGTTGCTTTTTTCTTGTCAGAAAGCAATAACTCAATTTTTTCTACCTTTTCGGCCTCAGTAGCCTTATCAGATAAGTTCAATAAGTCTAAATACGTTTTACTCATTTTAATTTCTATTTTAGGTGATACAATAAAGTCTGATAATAATAATTTCGTGTCGGTCTTTTCGTCAAATGGCATTTCATTACCATCTTTATCATAAAGTCGTAACGCATTATGATTTCTTCCAATAGGTGTTATTGATATTTCACGAAGTCTGCAACGAATAATTGTAGGACCGGTTTGTCCCGGAAGCATATACATGGGATCATCGGTAGCCTCAATGTCAGCCAATCCAACAGTGCAGGCTTTTAAAAACCCTCGTTCAGCCTTTCCAATGATGCGTTGAGTTTGTTCGTCTTTGTCTTCATAATCAAACTCTGCATTTGTAAGAATTTTTCCACTGTCTTTTATCGTATCCAACCATCTACCTATTGGCAACTGCCAATCGTTATGATCGAATAACATAACAGGATTTTTTAAAAACTGAGAAATATCCACACCATCAACCATTACTCGCATACCGTTAGTAAGAATCGATGAGTCCAGGGCTTCATATGGTATTGGTTTTCTATCCATTTTAAAATGTCGTTTAATTATTTTTTCCTCTATTTGGTTGTTTGTCGATGCAAAAATCTCATATAATTCAAACACGACAAAAAAGTACTGCCATTTTGTCAATTGTTTTTTTGAATACCGTTATAAGTAGCTTATTTTGCTGAAAAATTAAAGCTGACAATATGGCAAGTAAAAAAGAAATGGAGCAGAAAAAAGAGTTAGCCCGCATGTATTATATGAATGGAGAAACTCAAAAATCAATCGCTGAAAAAGTGGGCACAAGTGAACAAACAATATCAAGCTGGGTGGACAAAGAAGGATGGGCTGCACGACGTGCAGGTATTAATGTCACAAGACCTGAATTGGTAAATAAAGCACTTGCTGCATTAAATAAAGTATTGGACCAGGTGTATGAGTCAGACGATATTGACATTATAAGTTCACTCCCAGACAAACTTGCCAAGTTTGCATCAGCTATCGAAAAACTCGACAAAAAAGCCAACATCGTTTCTACCATCGATGTATTTATGGCTTTCAGTAAATGGATTCAATACCGAGCTTCGTGGGACAAAGACATTACACCCGAATTCCTTCGTGCCCTGAATAAATACCAGGACTTATATATTAATGAGCATATCACTAAAATGTAAACTCATGGCCGGACAATCAACTCAATTAGACAAAAGCATTCGCGACATGGAAAACTGTTGCAACATACTTCTAAGCGATAGTTTGCACATTTGGAAACAACACTATAATGGCACAGAAAAGAATATCCGATGCGCTCAAAGAGTGGCAGTTACACAACGAAGAGGTTCAGCAACAAACAACTGTTGACCGCTCCGAAAGTAATTCCACCAAACAAGCACGTATTAAACGAGCTCGGAAAGACTATGCCTTTTTTGTAGAGTATTATTTTCCTCATTTCGCCAAAACCAAATCCGGTAAATTCCAGATTGATGCTGCCAACAAAATACTGAAGACTAAAAACCTAAAGGCAGTTTTTAAATGGGCGCGTGCTCACGCCAAATCAACACACATGGATGTGTTTATCCCTCTTTGGCTGAAATGCCAGGAAGTACGGGAATTAAACGTAATGGTAGTTGTAGGTAAGAGCCAGACAAACGCCAACACCTTGCTGGCCGATATTCAATCGGAGCTTCAATTCAATCAACGATACATAAACGACTTTGGCGAACAATACCAGGTTGGCCATTGGGCGGAAGGTTCTTTCGTCACCCGTGACGGTTGTGCTTTTTTTGCATTGGGTCGTGGACAGTCTCCCCGCGGACTCCGGTACCGCGATATGCGTCCGGATTATGTGGTAATTGATGACTTGGACGATGATGAATTAATTCAAAACGAAAGCCGTATCAGCAAACTTACCGACTGGGTAAAAGAAGCATTGTTCGGAATTCTGGACGGTGGCCGTGGCCGGTTTATTATGGTGGGGAACCTTATCGGTGCGGATTCTGTGTTAGCACGTATTGCCGACACGCAGGACGTACATGTTAGTCAGGTAAATATATACGATGACAATGGTAATGTTACCTGGGCAGAAAAATGGACAAAAGCAGAGGTAGAAGCCATGGAGCGATTCATGGGTTTCCGCAGTTTTCAAAAAGAATACATGAACAATCCGATTACGGAAGGTACTGTATTCAATGAGTTAACCTGGGGAAAATGTCCGCCACTTAACTCACTTTCATTCGTGGTAAATTATGCCGACCCATCGCCATCTAATAAGGATAAGCAAAAGAAAGGAGTCAGCTTTAAGGCTAACTGGATAATAGGCTATAAAGATGGGAAATTCTATATCTATCATGGATTCCTGGACCAGGTAAATACAGCCAGTTTTATTGACTGGTTTTATGCTCAGCGGGATTATGTAGGGAATAAAACTATGCTCTACAACTACGTTGAGAATAACACCCTTCAGGATGCTTTTTTTGAACAGGTGTATAAGCCGCTATTTTATCAAATGGGTCGCCAAAAAGGATTTATCAATATTACGCCCGACACCCGAAAGAAACCGGATAAAGCCATCCGAATCGAAGGAACGCTGGAAACATTGGTTCGTAACTCACAACTAGTTTTCAACATACTAGAAAAAGACAATCCGCATATGATACGCCTTGCAGAGCAGTTCAAATTATTCAACATGCAGCTCCGAGCTCCGGCCGATGGACCAGACTGTATTGAAGGCGGTGTTTGGATTATCAATGAAAAAATAAGTACCCTGGGAGCGGGAAGCGTAAAATCGTGGAGCCGACCAACAAATAGCAAACGATTATAAAAACAACAACACGGAAAATGAAAAAACTATTAAATCTCATTCGCGCCTGGAACTTAAGGCGCAAAATACGCCGAATGAATAGACGTATGAGTTTCCGGCATTTTAAACGCGAGTGCAAACGCGCTCGCCAGTACTCAAAAGATAACGACGGCAAACGCTACCGGGTTTATCTGTTTGACGAATACCGCGCACTTTGCAGGGATGATATTCAGCGCATGAAAAATCAGGGTATAATATCAAAACACGAAGAAACAGGCATATTGTCGAAAAATGCTTTTTACGACACACAAACAGGAGCAAATACTCATCCACAATTTTCAAACCGTAAAATATAAAATTATGTCTTACATAACTCCCGACGAAATAACCACCCATTTGGGTGTTGAGCAAATTGAAGCTATCAGCGATGGCGATGAAACCATGCTAACTGCTGCCATAGACGCAGCTACGCAAGAAGCTAAGGGTTACCTTAAGGCTTATGATATTGCTGCGGAATTGGCTAAGACGGGTAGTCAACGAAACGCACTACTAATGATATTTATCAAAGATATTGCCGTATGGCATTTTGTGAATATATGCAACGTAAATACTTCCATGGAACTCAGGCAAGACAGATACGAGCGTGCAATAGCCTGGCTTAAGGCTGTTCAAAAAGGCGAAGTATTACCCGATCTGCCTACAATTGAAAATAATGGAGGAGAAGCAAACAATCTTCCATATAAAGTTACCAGTAATCCTAAACGCAATAATCATATTTAATCATGTTAGAAAAAGCGGCACAGAGCAACGAAGCTCAGACATTTATACAAACCCTGGTAGTGCAACCGGCAAAAGTACAAAGCGCTGATGTACAAAACTACAAGAATGCTGTCAATCAAGCAAAGTGGGGATTTTATTCACAATGGTTCGATTTGGTTGACAATTTATTATCCGATCCATTTCTACAGGATCAGATTGATAAGCTTGTAGGGATAGTCACGAATTCAGATTTACAGTTTCAGATTGACGGACAGGCTGTAGATGTGATTAATGACCTCATTGAAACGCCAGAGTTTGAAGAGCTGCTTACCGAAATTGTATATTCTAAAGTATTCGGAAAATCGGTTGTAAATACTTCATTCGCACCAAAATTTGATATTTTCAGCTTTCCACGCAAACATATTTACGTGAAGAATATAGGTCGAAAACTTGCCGACCGCGAAAAAGTAATAACTACCATGCCAGGTGGGATGACTGGTTATGACTATACGCAGGATGAGTATATACTCGAATTCGGGAAAGATAGCGATTTGGGAATCATGTTCCGCGTGGCTCAATACGTCATCTACAAACGCGGAAACTTTGGAGACTGGGCACAATATGCCGAAATTTTTGGAATGCCATTCGTGCTAGGAAAATATAACAGTACGGATACAAATGCCCGTGATCAGTTATTTAGTTCTCTTTCAGAAATTGGAGGTAAGCCGGTAGCGGCTGTCCCTAAAGAAACCGATGTAGAAATAGTTTGGAATTCGGGTTCAGGTTCTACTGATTTGTATAAAACGCTGAAAGATGCCTGTGACGAACAAATAATGATTGGAGTTCTAGGCGAAACTATGACAACCATATCGGGGAGCTCACGAAGTCAGAGTGAGACTCATTCAGACACATTGGATGAAAAAGCAAAAACGCTTTGCCGGTTTGTACAACGTCAGCTTAATTCTAAATTTGTTCCGCTATTAATCAAACGCGGTTATCCGGCTACGGGTGGAAAATTTGTATTTCCGGCAGCTAAAGAAGACCTGAGTGTAGACAATTTAAGCACTCTTTCAAAGCTGATTAAAATCCCTTCAAAATGGATTCATGACAAGTATGCCATTCCAATGCCGGAGGGGGATGAGGAAGTAGCAGGTGGACAAACTAACCCCGCGCCTCAACAGCAACAAATCACTCCACCTCCGGGTGGCGATGCGGTAGGTAATGATCTTATACCACAGGAACCGTCGCAAAAGTCCCCAGCGTCACCAAAAAAGAAACCAGGGGTAAAACTTTCAGACACCCAAAAAGGATTTATCCGCCAACTGGTTGATTTTTTCGCCAACGCCCGGACATTGGGGAGCCGGGCAATAAAGAGCAATCTGAACTTAGCCGACAAATCAACGAGCTATACAACGAACATCAACATTGATAAGCTTTTTAGTTCCGCTTTAAAAGACATTTACAAACAATATGGTATTGATCCGGAGAACATGCCGGTTATATCAAAACCACTGTTCGACATTACGAATAAAACACTACAGCAAGGTATTGATAATACATTTTCAGTAGAGTTTGGAAATACCGATCCCGAATTTATTCAACAATTTAAAGAAAATACATCGGTATTTTCTGCATTCAAAGCACATAGAGAAGGCAATGAAATAGCCACTCAATTGCTAGATGATAAGGGAAATTTACGTAGTTATTATCAGTTTAGAAAAGCAGTACTTGGAACCTCAATTGCTACCGACTATAATGAAAATTGGCTGAAAACGGAATATAACATGGCTGTTCGTGCCGCCCGTATGGCCGAACGGTTTAAAGGCTATTTAAAAACAGCTAAGCTTTATCCAAATCTTAAGTATTTGCCAAGCCGAGCTGCTAAACCTCGCGAAACACATAAAGCCTATTATGGTATAATATTGCCAATTTTACATGTATGGTGGAAAACACATATGCCACCAAGTGAGTGGGGTTGTGAGTGTGATGTTGAAAACACGGATGAACCTATTACACCGGTTCCAGAAGACGACGGATCAATTAATCCTGTATTTGAAAATAATCCGGGAGAAACAGCCGAATTTATAAACATCAAGGAACACCCATATGTGAAAGAAGTAACCGACGAAGATGTTATAAAATCAATTGAAGAGTTTATAAAAAAAGAGTTTCCAACTGAATAATGCAAACATATGACAAACCTTTGGAAAATAAATGATAATGATATTTTTGCCACTTACGGCGCGATGATACTTAAAGATAGCTATCTTGAAATCATGTCTCCTCCAGTTCCAAAAAAGAGATTGGAACATGATTTTCCAGACGCCAACGGAACAGAGGTAGATACTGTATCCGATTTAATTTTTGAGTCTCGCAGATATGTGATAAAAATACTGATAGTAGCAGACACAAGAGAAGAGTTTTGGACAAACTATAATGCTTTGATCGAAGAAATAGCAACACCAGGAATATTTTCATTATATGTTTATAATCTGGGTGTTACAGTTAATCTTCTTTATGAGGGTGCTAAGTGTACATCAAAACCAAAGAGTCTGAAAAGCGGAAGGATATCCGTAAAATATGAATTATCAGTTTTTGAACCTAATCCGGTTAATAGAACTTATGATAACGATTAAACGCACCAACACAGATTTAATTACAGTCAACCCATTGCCTTCATCAAATATGACGAAAGCCGTAATGGGAGATGAACAAATTACGCTCGTATGGGAACAAAATACATGTACACCATTGTATCTGAACGATTATATTACCTACGAAGGAAGTAAATGGACATTGAATCAACTGCCAACTATTAAGAAACTCAGCAGCAAGCTCTTTCAATATAACGCCATTTTTCAAAGCTCAAAATATGATCTTGGGAAAGTGATGTACATGCTTTTTGATAATACGTCTACGCCACCGCAGGGCGAATTTCCACTTACAGGAAATGCAGATATGTTTATTGATCTGCTTATTGCAAACCTGAATCGCATACATGGATCAAATACCTGGACTAAAGGCGATGTAATCCAAACAGATTATAAACTGCTTACATTTAGCAATGAATCATGTTTATCTGTCTTAGAACGGCTGGCAAGTGAATTTGATACTGAATACATAGTAAACGGTTCTGTGATTCATCTTGATAAAAAGAGTACAACCCGAAACATAACCCTAAAATACGGATCAACGGCATACGATATTGAACGTACATCGGTAAACGATAGTAATGTTGTGACACGACTATATCCATTCGGGTCTACACGCAATATTGCATCTGATTATCGGAACGGTTCTGACAAACTTCTTATACCTGCACCAAATTTATACATTGAAAGCAATATTGATCTGTATGGAATAATAGAAGCTTCAAAAACATTCGATGATATTTATCCGCGCTTAGATGGCACAAATGCCGGAAAGGTAACTGCTATTGACGAATCGAATGAATTAGTATTTTTCGATAGCGCGTTAGATTTTGACGTTAACAGCTATCTATTATCAGGCACAACAGCAAAAGTGCATTTCAATACCGGCGATGCATCGGGTTATGACTATGAAATTAAGTCATATACTCATAATACACGTAAATTCATATTAATTGCTAATACGTCAGAAAAAGACTACGCATTGCCAAACGCAACACTTCGTCCTAAAATAGGAGATAAATATGTATTACTTGATATTGTAATGCCGGACAGTTACAAAACATCTGCCGAAAACGAATTATTAGCAGCTGCTCAAAAATGGCTTATTGATGATAAAAACAATTCTCCAAAAGTAGAATATAAAGCAACATTTAGCTCTATATACGCGATACAAAATTTACAAAATGTCGAATGTGGAGATACAGTACCAATATACGATGAAGACCTTGGAATTGATGAAAATATTAGAATCGTAAAAATTCAAAAAGGTATTACCGACTTTTGGACCGTTCAATTTGACCTTTCAAATACAGTTTCAGCAACAAGACTGGAGCGAATTGAGGGCGGATTATCGAATGTTCAAAATACTGTAATTACGTCAAACGAGCGGGTAAATAGAAACAATCTTCGGGCATACCAACAGACAAAGGAACTTCAGGGCATGGTATTCGATCCTGAAGGTTATTTCAACGCCGAAAACATCAAGCCGTTGAGCATAGAAACGTCGATGTTGAGTGTTGGTGCAAGAAGCCAAAGCTTCCAGCTTACCTGTATATTACAACCAAACTACAACGGAAATCCACAAATATTACAATGGACTGCCGGTGAACTTGTACACTTCACGATTGATGAAACCGGAGTACGAAATTGGATTATTTCTTCAGGAAGTTTGACATTGACAGGAAGCAATGATACTATTCATCCAATGTATATATATGCCCGCTGTAAGAGAAATACAAATGTTGGAGATATTTTTCTAAGTGCAGATCATTTAAACTATGATAGCAGCGATATTGATTATTTATTTCTTGTTGGAGTATTACATTCTCCCATTGGTGGAATAAGAGGCATATCGTTGAGCTATGGAATGACAATCATCAATGGCAGCTTCGTAAAGCTTGGCGTTATTTCGTCGATGGATGAATCGACATACTTTGACCTGGTGAATAACAAAATCAAGGGCTACATTGAATTTATGGACGGTATTATTGCCGGCTCCATAAAGCTGTCAAGTGATGGAACTATTAAAGCCGGTATCAATGGAGATTCATTAAGCGACATTGCAGCATGGTTTGGAGGAACTGAGGAAGATGCTATTGCTGCAATTGCAAAAATCATACTGTACAAAAATGGCGGATTTCAATTTGGTGGAGGTAGTTTCCGAGGAGATGCTGCAGGGAACATAATTACCGATATGGCGGTAAAGGCCAGAGAGGGATATATAGGAGATTTTACCATTTTTGAAAAAGCAATTATCAATGATTCTATTGAGTTTTCTGACACAGAAATTGAACCGTTAGATTCTCTTATTAACCCGGCAGAAGAAATCGTAAATAGAACATCTTCATGGACTGCTAATGGTATTCAATACGCTACAGCGGTTACAGGAACACTGACAACTTCAAAGGCAGGTATTGTCGATTTTCAGATTTTTGCCAATGTACAAGGCGGAAGAAATACAGAGATTGCCTATCCTCCACAACCGTCAGGACTTACAGGACATGCGACTGATATAACGCTGAATGTTTGGATTTCAGACGAAAACAATAATACTGTTTTCTCCGATAAAAGTATATGTGGGGATAACGGTTGTATTAATAAAGAGTACAGCATTGTATTGAATAAGGGGAACTTTGTTTTTCATGCACTAGCAGAACACAGATTGGCCGATCAGTCTGCGTATGTCGAAATTATTGGAAATTACAATACACCTACAACTGGAGGCTTTGCCCTGTTGGGTAATACTGATAAAATTGGTTTATATCGTCCGGCAAACAACACAAAAATAGGCATTGATGGGTTTTACAGCGAACTGGATGCATTACGTTATTTATATTATAAAGCTACTTCGGGATTAAAATTAAAAGGAGCTAGGAGGTTTTTTAATGATTCATACCGTGGATATGTTTATACAAATAATGCTGAGCCGATTATAAACAATATTGCCAACTACAACTCATTTATACTTGAGAAGTATAGCAATGATTCAGTACAAAGAACTGTTCATTTTCCAACACCTACTGAGCTTGAAACAGGAACTGATAATTTCTGGTTAAGAGTAGTGGTTGGTACCGGAGGCGGATCAATAAAATTAGAATCTAAAACCGGTGCACAAATGTACAACGAAGATGGAAATACACGAAACTATGTGGGAATGACTCACGGGGACGTAATTGAATTTCAGGCAATTTTGTACGGAACGGAAATGAGATATTACATAACTAATTTCAACGGAAGTGACATTCATTAACTATGGCAAAAGGTTTATTATTTTATTCCGGCAAGGGAATACAAGATATTAGAAAAACTTCTGGTACAGGTGCAGCCGGTAGTACTGATACATATACTATTTTTTATACCGATGAATCTGTTTCTGCATTTAGCGTAAGAAATGGGTCTAATGGTTTACCTGGTCCTGCTCCTGATTTATCGTCGTATGCAACCAAATCACAAAATGAAACATACTACCTAGGTATTAATGCTCAGGCTAACGACTCCGCACGTTTTGGAGGCCAGTTGCCATCGTATTATCAAACTGCATTGGGTTTCACGCCATACAATGCAAGCAATCCTGACGGATACATTACATCTGCATCAATACCTACATCGCTACCAGCGAGTGATGTATATGCATGGGCTAAGGCTTCAACGAAACCCGCTTATACGTGGTCGGAAATAGGAAGCATACCTACAGCATTATCTCAATTTACCAATGATTTAGGAAATTATGGCGGATTTGTGACTGGTACTCCGTGGACGGGTATGGGATACTTAACCGGTATAAACTCAAGCATGGTTACCTCGGCATTTGGTAGTCAAACTGCTAATATGGTTTTTGCATCCCCTAATGGAAGTACAGGAATACCATCGTTTAGATATCTAACTGTAAATGATATTCCCAGTGGAGTTAATGCTTATATATGGAATCAATATTCGCAGCAAAATGCTACTATTAATGTTTCCGGAAATATAACTACTGGTGGACAATTTAATGGTTCAGGAGCTGGAATAACTGGACTTATAAGTTCACAGATTACAACGGCATTGGGTTATACTCCATTAGCAACAAGAACTTTCGGAACAGCGGCCAACAACAACACTGGAGATTTCTATGCAACAGGTTCAACCGTTGCTAATTCTAATTTATGGAGAGGTTATACTAATAATTTTGTATTGGGTTATTATGATGGTGCTCCTATGCAAATATTAGGTTTTGACTCTGATGGTATAACTAATAGATTTAGCCCTACTGCAATTAAATCCTTTTTAGGTTTAGGTTCAAGTGCATATACCAATACAAATGACCATATTTTAAACAATAATAGTTTTGCTCAATCTGCTAATATGTGGATTGATGGTTCTATAACTGCAACAGGGGTTAAATTACGTGGAGCTAGTTCTAATGGAAGTACTGTAATTAAATTAGGTACTTATGTAAATTCAGGGCTTTATGGAAGTTATATAGCTACTGATTTTAATTATAGTTCAACCTTAAATACTAATTTATATTTTGGAGTTTCGAATAATGGGACACAATTAGATGCATTAATTCTATCATCTACAGGTGCAGCAACTTTTGCTTCTACTATCCAATCAAAAGATATAACTATTTCTAATGGAGAATCAAGATTAAATCTTGTTGGAACTACTTTTGGAAAGACTTATACATTAGGCTCTTTGGCTGATGGTTCATTTAGAATATATAATGGTTCTACTTATCCCTTAGAAATAAATAGTAATAATGCAGCAACTTTCGCATCAACGGTTAGTGCAACACAATTAATTATATCTAGCTCTTTAGATACTTCCATTAAATATCAAAGAACATCCTGCAAACAGTGGGGTTTTCAATCTGATGCTAGCGGCACATATTGGTCTAACCTAACTGATGGGCTTGTAGCTTTTTCTCTTCTAAATAATGGATCTGGGATATACGCATCAACAGTTACAGCTACTGGTTTCAAAACACCATCAGGAACATCATCACAACTGCTAACTGCTGCCGGTGGGGTTATAAATATAAGTTCTATTGGGGCTGTAAACGAAAATCAGTACACTTATGCAGGCTCATCGTCCGGATCAATTGTGTGTTCTCAGCCATTTAATGGCAGCACATATAAAAAAGTATTAATAAGAGTGGTAAATCTTATTGGAAGTGCAACATTCACATATCCTACCACTTTTTCGGGAGTACCTATAGTAACAGCTGTAAGCGCTGGAATTTCACTATCAACATCATATTTATATGTAACAGTAACTACATCATCATCCGTAAACGGATGGGTTGTACTAGAAGGCTATTAATCAACAATATTAATTTAAAACAAAAATTTAAAATGGAAATCGAAAAAGGTCCAGGTGCTACAAATACACCTGCAAAAGCAAGTAAAGGAGTGTTTGAATACGCTATGGGAATAACATCTCAGGGAGATAAAGTTACTTCGGTAAATGGTCAAATTAGCAAGAAAACAGAAGAAAATGCTTCTATTCAGGTTGGAAATTTCAATATCTATGTACACGAAAAAGGTAAAACTGTATCATTCAATTTCAATGATATTGATAGTGATACAACCATTGAAGAGATACAACAGATTGTTGCCGATGTATATGATATAAAACAAAAACTTGTATGAAAACAAACGGTAAACTCATTCAAGCATACCAGGAACTCGAGGCCGCAGTAAAAACCGGAACTGTCGAAACAAAAATCTTATTTTTCAAGAATAAACAAGTTATTGAGCCTGTAGTTTATCCGTTCATCGAAACACAAAAGCAATTGGCTAAAAGTCTTGAAAATTATCAAAAATCAATATCAGAGCTATATAATGAATATGGCGAAGATTTTGGGAAAGGCTATCCGGAAGTTCCTATTTATGCAAAAAACGAAGATGGTTCGTTTGATAAAAGCAAACCAAACCCACGTTTTGCGGAATTCAAAGAGAAATTGAATAAGTTGGGGGAATCCAATAAGGAACTGCTTGATAAGCATAAATCAGAAACGGAAACTTTTAATTCCATTATGGAATCAGAAGTTCAAAAAGCGGTTTTAGATTCAATGAAATTCAGTGTGATCGATCCTACAAAATACAAAATATCGGACGACATCAATATTGATGCATTACTTGAGTTTGGTATTATTGCAATTGGTGATGGAGTACCGGAAAAGAAGAAAAAATAATTACAAAAATAAAGCCCCGAACAACTATTGTTCGGGGCTTTGTTTTTTATTTTTATTTATCAATGTAATTATATAGTTCTCTGGGGAATGATATTGATTTAATGTTCTTTATTGTCTTAATTGATTTATCCATGTAAGTAACGGTAATTGAAGAGACTTTATATGATTCAACTAAGTCAGATAACCATACATAATCAAAAGAATAAAATCCGCTATCATGCGATTGAATTGGACCAATACATTTTACTGTTTGAATTGTTTTACCCCTACTTATTACCGGATCACCTACGGAGTTCAACCCAATTATATTTAGACTTATGTATTTAATTACTTTTTTTGTGGGGTTGTAAGCCTCAAATTCAAAACCGGTTCCACCAGTATATTCGCTTACATCAAAAATTTTACTTTTAATCATAGTCAAACCGAATTAAAATTCTTACCAATAGTTATGTCATCGTACTCTGATGTAGCAACTCCAATAACAGGTGTTGAATCGTTCAATATCTTTTGAGCGTATGTACTTATGCATAAAAACATTACCAAACAGGAAACGATTAATTTTCTCATAATATTATAATTAGTTGTTATTATTTGCAAATATATATAGTTTTATTTAATTCTTATATTATTTGAAAGAAATATTAAAAATTAAGGCCGCCCCGCTTCACAGCGTAAGCGGCCTATCGGGTCAAGAATAGTGTTCAAAATAATTTTTTATTCAATCAAATCAATATCATTAGAAAATATCAGTGTTGGAGTATTTTCAAGTTGCTCGCGAATAGACACTTTAAATATCTCGGTTTCCGGGTCGTTTTCTTCATATATCAAAATAAATGGCTTATCCCATTCCGTTTCGGGAATTTCTTCTATTTTGTCAATTTCAACATCGCCTAAATATTCAATAAAGGCCTCCGTAGCTTCAGCTTGATCAGTTCCTGAAAAAGCTGTATGACAATCGTCATAGTAAAATTTAAATACTTTCATGGTAATGCAATTAATTAGTTCGTATAATTTAAAACAATTTCAATTGATTCGGATCGTCTATAGGTTTTTCTTGTTCTGCTTCTATTTCATTCATATATCGCCAGAAAGTACGCTCAGATATACCTGTTATTGGTCGAATTTTATTTCTGTAAACAGCCAATTTACACTTGTCCTGCCTCCCTGGCTCATAGTCAGCCCTTAGAAGCTCTTTTACCCGTTCTGCACTCAGGCGGGTACTTTTATGCTTTGTGTGTTTTTTTGCCATTTAATAGATTTTTAAAAGCAGTTTAATCAGGTGTTTCGGAATTATAAGAATCCTTCATTATCAATTTTATCGGCATGTGTAGGCAACCGTTCATGTATAAGTTCATAAAGTTCATCCCAGTGCGGCAAGGGCTTTAAAAGCCCTTTATCATCAATGTACATATTAGCAAATACCTTGCGTGTGTCCAATCCGCTAAACTCCTTCACGTTGGCCGGACAACTGTTGTTATAAGCATCGAAATGAATGCCATTCTCAGCGAGGAACTTTGCAGCCTCAGCCAGACGCTTTTCAGTCCTGCATGTCCATAATATCAAATAATAACCTTCTTTTCTAAGCTTCAGTAAATTTTCTTTTGCACCAGGTAATAATTTTCCTATTCCGGGAAACTCATCCTTTACAATAGTGCCATCAAAATCAATTGCCAATATCATATCTGTTTATATTTTAATAATTCACGTTCAGTTCTTGCCAGTTGTTTAGCAATAGCTAAATACTTCCGTGTAAGCATTTCATTTTCGTTTTTCAGTGATTCTATCGGGTCGGTAGCAGTTTCACATATATCTGAAGCATAGCGACCTTCTGAGTCGCGTGTTCGTTCCGTAGGCATTGATCGCTTCACAGGAGCTTCAAACTGTATGTACAACTGTTCATTCATTCAGATTTTCTCTAAACCTTGATAATCCGTCCTCATCGTTTATTTCATTTTCCGTATTGTCCAATTCTGCAACCAACACATTGTAGTGCTCAGCTATAAAATCGTTCAGTTTCTCAATATCTTTATTATTGACTTCCGTATGATATTTGAATTTTCCAAAGTCAATAATCTTTTTTGAGCAAATACCACCTTTGCATGAAAAACTATTGAAATAGACCCTGTAATGCATTAAATCAATGCCACTGGTGCGCATATCTCTGAATAGTTTACCGACAGAATAGAGTATTCCTGTTGAAGTGTCAAGTGCATTACTCCACCCCATATTCTTCCATTCAGGAGACACAACCAATTTTTCAAAGAAATCATTACATAACCTGTTAAGCTCTTCGCCTGTTTTAGCCGTTTCACGTCCCCAGGTACCTTTACTTTTGGCTGTGTAATGTTGTTCCATCAGTCATATATAAATCTATCAATTCAAGAAGTCTATACACATTATCAACCCAGAAGCTCATACATTTTCTCATAAGACCTAAGTCTTCCCCTTTTGCATATATGCCAATTATTGGAATTCCAGACCCCCAAGCAGCGCCAACTTCTACACATGCATCTTTTCCGGCGGGACCATAATAAATAACCAAATCGCTTGTTGTAGCTCCAATAATATCAAAATTGAAGCAGTCGTTTGCTTCGGTTGTATTGATCCATTCTTCAAAAATGAATTGCTTATTCCCTTCTTGATTACAGTTTTCTATCCATGAAATTACTTCATGACCTTTTTCCCTTAGAATAGTCGTAAGCATTTGAACTCCATGTTTATTCCTCCAACTTGATGCAATGTAAATTTTCATATTAATATTTATTTCAAAGTGTTATTATTTCTTTTTTAGAGTGATAAGCCGGATATGTCTGACTAACGAATATCACGTATGTTTTGAGTTTCTTTGTTTTCATTAAAAAAATATTTTTACCAACCTCTGATCCGAAGTGTTTTTAGTTTAAATAGCTTGTTTTAATAGTGATTCATAAATGCTCATAGCCACTGCTTCAGCGTTTACTTGTGATTGTGTACATTCGACGGCATTACCGATAAATTTCTTTTGTTCGGCCTTAGTTCCTTTGAGGATATAATCATCACCGAAACCCATTATTCGCTTAAGTTCGTCGATAAATAGCATTCGCATAAATATGTCGGTTATGCCATACTCGTTGCAGAGGTTCTTTAGCTTTATCATTGTTTCGGTATCCGTTTCGTTTATCCGGATCTTACTTTGTCCGTGATTGGCCTGCATCAAATACGGTGGCATTTTGTCCATCCTTGCAATAAGTGTGAAGCATGGTTTTTCAATACTTGCGCCTTTATTATTGAATTGTGGATTCATTAGATAGAAGTGTTTACGGTTAGCCGTAATAACCGGGCAAGGTTGATCTAAACGTCTTCCTATATTGCTGAATTGTGTATCCATTAGCCACTGAGCAGAGACAATGTGTTGTTTTGGGTTTGTAAGTAAAGTTCCGCATGGTTTTTCAATACTTACTGGTTTGCTGTTTCCATATTGTTCATCAATAAACTTTGAAGTAATCAGGGCGAAGCGATCTTTAGTGGTTACAGTTCCGCAAGGTTCAGTTACCGGAGTATTTAAACCGGGTGAATTATACGTCATCAAACTTTGAAACTTTGCCGTTACTACCGTAAATCGATCCTTACATGTTAGCGTTGGAAATGGAGTTTCAAACAAGCGTGGTTTGTCTTTAAAATTGTATGAAACTAAAAACTTATCAGTAGATACGGCCTTTACTAATCCCAATCGGTTTTGAGTGGTGACGGTTGGCGAAGGTTCGTCCACGCTTGGAGCCTTATACTTTCCGTTGACTTGCATCGAATTCCATTTGATAAGGAAATCATTCGTTCCCCCTAAAACGAAGCGCACAACACCGTTTAAAATCCTTTCGAGCGTTGCATCTACTAGAGGTTTATTTCTGTTGAATATACTTTCTCCCTCAATTTCAAGATCTAGTACATCCTTTACGGCTTTCCACTTTTTTAAGCCGTCGGTACCTGTTTTGGAGTGCGTTTGTTCTGGAAAACGAATGTTTACTTCATCTTTAGCGAACAATCCAAAATATCTACTGCGTGAAGTATATGCTCCATAATCGGCAGCATTTAGTTTCTGATAGTCGTACATGTAACCAAGTTTAATCAGATTATCACGCCACTCGGTATAATATATTCCCTTTTGTTCCTTGATCGGTTTACCTGATTCGTTCAGCGGTCCCCAGTCTATGAACTCTATTACGTTTTCAACTCCTATAATATCCGGATTTAATACCTTCACGTAGCGTTCAATATGTTCAGGTAATGATCGACTATCGGCATCGCGTGGCAAACCACCTTTGGCTTTGCTATGGTGCGTACATTCGGCCGAAGCCCAGAACAGTACTTTAGCATTAGGATAACGAAGCTTTGCAGCTGCTACGATATCAACTAAGCGGTGTGGATCCAGTGTGGTGAAATCTTCGACGAAATGAACCGTGTCCGGGTGATTGGCTGCATGACTGGCAATGGCCATAGCATCGTGATTGATTCCGATCACTACTTTGGCTATTTTTTCACCGTTGATCTGTGCACGGTGAAATCCGGTCGTTGTTCCACCACCACCGCAAAAGCTATCAATTACTATTAGTAGAATTTCATTATCAATATTCATATCCGTGTATGCCATATTTCATGTAAAATAAAATGTTTTGCCCGATCCACTTCCGAATCGTTGCTGTTTAATGGTTGCAGTAAATGGTAGATCGTTTTTGTTTATTTGATCCAGTGCATTTTTTATTGGCGTTGCATTCGTAAAAAACTTACATTCTATTCCTTCATGCTTTACCTTCAGTATATACCGGCCATCGCCGTGAGTTGTTTTTACATTTGCTTCAAAATCCAGTATTTCTATTTCTACGTTTATCACGTCCTGAACTGATACCACCGGAACATTGAATATGTGTTTATCTTCAAGTGGCTTTACGCCCAAATCAGAGAATTTTTTCATTCAATACTTTTTTAAGTAGATGCTTCGAGTCACAGTGCTTAGCCCATCCTAACCAGGGAGCAATTTGCATTTTGTAATTTTTAGCATCAATATCTTTTTTATTCAACTTTGCAGCCTTTCTGCAAAGCCGTTTTTTAATCGATTTACGCATCAATATGTGCGTGTGATAGAATTTGTAACCAACGAAGTCAATGCCGCGAGAATCGACCGGAAACACTTGAAAATTGCCCTTTAGTTTCAGGTTGAGTTCATTGCTTAGATATTCGGTTATTTCGTTCAATAATCCATGTAAATATGCTTTATTCGGTGCAAGTATCACCATATCGTCGGCGTATCTGTAGTAATACTTTACTTGCTTCGTTTCTTTCAACCAGTGATCGAAATATGATAAATACAAATTAGCGAAAAACTGACTCAGATAGTTTCCGATTGGAACTCCTGGAGCGGAGTCAATAATCAAATCAAGCAAATCAAGTAGTCGGTTATCTTTTACCTTTCGCCGGATAATGTTTTTCAGTATTTCATGATCAATGGTTGGGTAGAATTTCCGTACATCCATTTTCAGACAGTAACGTTTATTTTCAACGTCCTTTAAATCCCGTTTAATCGCTTTTAAAACGGCATGTATTCCACGTCCTTTTATACAGCTATAAGTATGCTGAATGAAAATACTTGTCCATATTGGCTCCATTACATTCATGATGGCGTGGTGAACTACTCTGTCACGAAATGGAAGTCGATAAATCTCCCGTTCTTTTGGATCATAAATCGTGAACACGCTATATTCTGAAGTTCTATAAGTTCCGTTTACCAATTCAGTTCTCAACTGTCTCATGTTATTTTCCAAGTCCTTTTCAAAGAGCCTAACACCGTAAGTGTTCGTTTTACCTTTTCGGGCTTTCTCCCAAGCGAGAACCATATTATCTTCGCTGCATACCTGTTCGTATAGGTTATTGTGTCTTTTCATTGCTTTGCTTTTCGTATCGGAGCATTCGGTTATCCTACCAGCACCTTTTGAAGTTTGTTATTTTTTGCCAAGCGGCAAGGCCTTTGTCTTTGTATCTTTTAGCATAGGTGCGAGGCGTAACCCGCAAACGCATACGAGTAATCGAAAGACGTATCGCTGAAAACGAAGCCACCGGAAGACATTTTAAACCAAGGATACCACTTGCGTTGATCACTATCGTTCCAGTCACATTTCCAACCTTTGTTGAGCGCTTGAGTGATAGTTTTAATTTTACGATAAGTGATTTCGTCATCCGTGAAACCTACTTGTTTCATTTTAGCCTCATCAATAGGTTGAATACCTAGTTCCGCACATGCATCCTCGTATGTTTTGATACGATCAGTAATTTTTTCAGAGAAAAACTCTTTACCGAAAGTATCTTCCAGCGAAGGTCTCATTTCAGGTATTTCCTTGTACATTTTCCGGGCATTGCTCGGAGATATTTTCATTGTTTGTAAAGTTTCCATTCTTTTGTTAGTTGTTAATTATTGTTTTTCTTCCCATACTCCTTTTGGTAGTTTACACATCCATTGTCCAACAGGCTCAACTAAATCATAGATATGTTTAGCCTCAAATTCTTTGCTAAATAGATTCTTGTAAGCAATTAATGTTATTTTGAAATCATCCTTTTTCAACACGTAATTATCAAGAACCAAAAGCATACAAGAAAAGCCCATCACCTTTTTTAATTCCTCTTCATGAATTTTCTTTTCATGTGATTCTTTAGCCTGTTGGCGAAAGGCTTTTCTTTGAAGTTGCTTAACCGACGGCATCGTAAACGTATAAATCCATTATCAGAGTCTCAGAGATCGCGACAGTTTCATAGTCTGCCATTGATCCTTTCATTCCTTCGGTAATTCCGTCCAATGCTTCTTTTATATCATTGGCCTGTACAAGCATTGTTACCGGAGTTTTCTTTTCAATCCCTTTTTCTTCATAAAGCGATACAAACATCACTTTTGCCTTGTACCACTTGTCTCCATTTTCGTTGAAGAAAATTTCATTGATTTTCTTTCGTAGAACTTTATCTACTTTGAATTCACCGCTAATGAATGGCTTCATCTCTTCAATGATACGGTTTTCAGCTTCCGCATGACTTAGAGCATCAACTAAGTAGTGCTCTTTTACCTTTACAATTTTGCCTTCCTCGGCTGTTTTTTCGTAACCAATTACGGTTTCAAACCAGTTATGCATGTTTACTTTGTTTTATGTTCCGTGTATCGGAACTGGTTATTATTAAATGTTAGAAAAATTCAATTCAATAGCTTTATACTCTCCCTCTTCATCTTTTACCCATACACGGTAATAAGTTTTTGAATCGGGACGACGTTCGGCTTTTTTCAAAAGAGCACAACCTCGCGAGTACTCAGGATCGTTAGCACGACTTTCATGTCGCATAAGTAGATTTACTTTTTTAGGATCAAGTTTGCCGCCTTTTGTCTCGAATACATCGAGAATCAGTCCTTTTACCCAATCTTTCGAAGCCGTAATTGAGTTTGTAATGAATGACATAAAAATGTCTTTTGCAGCAATACTTAAAGCTTCGTCGTAGGTTATCAATTCATTAACACTACGTTCAATTTTTATACTTCTATCAAAATTGAACATCGTGAAATTTCCTTTGTAATTAGCGGCTCTTTCAATACCATATTCAGCTACAAAAGCCTTTTCTGCCTCTTCTACAAGTTCTTTTATTTCTTGTTTGAAATCAACCAGCTTTTTGTTAGCCGTCTGAGCTTTAGTCACTATTTTTGAGCAAACAACCTCATGAAGTCGCTCTGTCTTTGTTACGCGCGAGTAAGGTATTTTTACCTTGCTTTCATCCAACCATATTGGATTTCTGTTTGTCTGAATCATATATTTCTATTTTTAGTTATTATATCCGTTTTTTATAGCAATGGTTGAAACTTCTGCCAGTCCGGTGCAGGATGTTTCAGGATGCAACAATGTTTGAATTTTGATGTTTATGTTATTGTATTTTTCTACAATACTATTCCATTGGGGATCAGTTGTAGGATGATCAATCATCCATTGAATGTATTCGTCCTGCAACTTTTCAAGTTCGTTTATTCTGTTTTCCTCTTTACGGCGTTGTTCTTTTTGATGATTTAGGTATTCAACCCGTTCCATTATTTCCGAAAAGTCATTACGCTGAATTATCATGCGTGCTTTTGCAGCCTCATCGAATTTTTTATTAAGCTCTAATCGCTTTTTCTCTTCAATAGCCTTAAATCTATTTTCTTGTTCTAATGTTACTATCATATTCCTTAATTTAAAGTGGTTAACTTATCTATCATTTCCTGATTCATTTCTCTCACTTTTCCCATATCTTTTGCCATATGTTTAAAAGCATTATAGAGACTTTGAAGCTTTTGCTCCGATATGGAGTTGAATCGTATACTAAGCGAATAACCTTCCGGTATTTCGGCAGCACGGCATGCGATTGCTTTTACAAGGTTCATATCAGCAGGAGTTCCGAGACTCGCACGCCATGCAAATATGGAAGCTATCAGGCGTTTGCGCATAGTGTCAAGTTTTGCCTGTTTGTCAGCTTCTTTCTGACCAAAAGTACTTTCAATAGCATCGCATGCCTGAGCCAGTTCATCTATTGTCAGATCGAGTGACGTTTCCACGCCAAACGTTCCGAGTATAGTCAGTTTATCATCGTTTCGGATAGAGAACTTGCTCAGAAGCGTGTGAAACTTCTTTACAAGATTTTTGTGAGTAATTTCCGTTGTGTTCATATTCTATTTTGATTAAATTATTCTCCCCAGTATTTTAATGCTCGTTCCGGCCAAATATCAAACTGTTCAGTTGGACCTTTATATCTTCCATGAGAAAATGCCCGATATCCTTCAACCCATATTTTTAAAGTAGCATCGAATTTTACACTTTTAGCACTTCGTCCGGCCGGGCTTTTACCATCTGCATGACTAATAAAAACGATTAATTTGTCTGGAAATAGTCTTTTAAATTCTATATAGTCCTTGTAGCTCATCTGCATGTATTGAAATGAATCTATAACTACTATACGTGCAGATTTTTTCATTCTAAGCCTCTCTGTAAGATCGCTTATTGGTTCATCAACAAAATGCACTTTATTGTCTTTTGCCTCACTCATATTGAATTTAATGAGGTTTTCCTGCATGGTATGTTTTGTACCTTCCTCCCTACTATTGAGCAATACATTATCAAATTTTGCAAGCTCTTTTATCAGTTGAATAACAAAACTTGTTTTTCCATTACCACTATTTCCCCATATAAACCAAACTCCTGTCGTTTCTGGCTTTTTAAAGGCATCGTACCATGCATCAGTAAAATCAAAGAGCTTGTACTTTTTATCAAGTATATTTTGTATGGTTAATGCTCGTTTTAGTGCCATAATTAAGCTATTCTAATTCTCCAAAATGGGGGGGGGGTAAATAAACCATCACAAACGCAATACTGAAACTCAATCAATTCATTCAACCAGCTTTGCTCTATGGGGCTTACGATTTTTGCCCTTTTGGTAATTGTTCGACACCTTCCATTTACTCTGTTTCCTTTTTTTTTGAGGTTATAGTGTATCTTATACAATCGCCTCTTTTGCTTTTTCGTTATCATAAAGCTATTTTTTTAAAACTGCATGGATTTTCCGTTTGACTCTTCGCAGGTCGCTTTCAGAATCCTGTATTATTTCGCTGATCAGTTTACTGTCATTTATGCCATTTGCCTCACATATCAGCTGAATATCTGCGGCATTACATCGCTTTAGCTCTACACATTTCCTTCCGAGACGGCTCCATATCTCTTTATAGCCTTTTTTGTTCAGTTTAAGGCCTTTTCTCAGTCGCTTATCCAAATGGTCGGTAGCTGTTAGAAGAATGCCACATTCGCCATCCAGTTGATTGTACAGGGTAATGAAAAAGAAAAGCACCTGATCAGATAGTTTATCAGCTTCGTCAAGTATCAACATCGGGTTTTCCTGTTTTTTCAGATTATAAACCACCTCGTGCATCATTTCTCCAACGGTGTAACCGGTGTAGTCCCTTCCCATTGTTTGTAGCAGCTCTTGTAAGAAAAGTTTTCGGTTCCAGAATTCATTGCAGCAAAGCATGTAAACATTGCGGTTATCGGCTGCATAATGTTTTGCTGTAAATGTTTTGCCACTTCCGGCATCAATGGTAACAGCCATTACCAGGCTATTTTCCTGAACATCGTTCAAAACCTTTTTAAAAGCCACATAAACGCCAGTTTCTACAGGTTGCCATTTGCTGTTTTTGAATCCTATTTGTGCAGAAACGTTTCGCCACATCTCGTCAGTTATAAGCTCCCAATTCTCATTTACCATTTGGCTAAGTGTTGCAGAGCTTACGCCTTTCATACTGTTAGCCGCTTTATTTTGGCTACCCATGCGCTCGATATATATTTTCAG